TGCAGGAGTGTTATTTTCAAAAAGCATTGCTCTAATGTTTCCACCCAAAAGCGGTTGCATTAGCCTTTCACCCTTATCGGTTAAAATAAGGTTTCTTAATGACTCTTTTACAGCTTCTTCATCTCTTTTTAATGCAAGATCTTCAGATATTGGATTCTGAGTAAGATCTTTATGAAAGTCTGAAAATAAACTTTGCTTTTTTCTTACCGGTGTTATTATTTGTACTACCATTTTATTTCCTTTATCTTACAATAAGATTATCTTCATAGGGCACATTGAAAGCTGCCTGTCCGTTTGCAATTCTTCTTAGCTGAGCTCGAACCAGTGGAACAATTTCATCTGACTGGCCATCAGTAAAATCTAAAATAACAAAGAGTCTTCCACCTGCTTCGTTGTCTCTTACAATTTGCCCATTTTTACCGTTATACACGCCAGCGGCAACATCTGCTCTTAATTTAGCTGTTGTATTATATACAAGAGATCCGTCATATCCTCTATAAGGTTCTGTTGGAGCAGTATTTTCATCAGGCAAACCAACAGACCATGTTCTTTCACGACCGACATCAATATGAACAAAGTTTCCATCTAAAGGGCCATATCTACCTATCCCTCTAAATCCATGATAACGAGCGAGCTGAACAAATCTTGCTCTGCTTTCATCGTTTGACCTGGCCCACGCACAATCACACGCCAATCCACTTAAATGTAAATTATTTTCTTCACCTTCTTCACCACCGACTAGTTTATTATACCAAGGCGGTATAAAACCGCTAGTCAATGTAATAGGTTTTCCAAAATCTCTTTGAACTTTCATCAGCATGGCTCTGACTCTAATGTCTATCTTTTCCCATCCATCGGGCCCTAATTGAGAACTCCAAGTTGGGTCAAAAATAATTTTGTTATTACCCAGACCATTATTCCATGGAATAACACCACTAAAATCCTCACTAGTTAGAGGCGGGGCATTTCCTGCAGCTTCAAGTAAATTATTGCCTTGCTCTACACCAGCTTGAGTGATATCTGCATCTAGCCTTATAGCTCCAGCTCTAACAGATCTGACAGTATTATATGCGGAATTAGCTTGTAACACTGAAACGGTTCTTTTATAAGAATTAACATAGCTGTCAATTGGATTTTTCAGTGCGTTTATTCCATCTTCTACAGCTGTTATGAACCCGCAAAATCTATATAAAATAAATTGAATATCTTCAAGTTTAGGATCTTTAAAAATGCCGGTTGCATAGTCTACAAGTGAATCTATTCTTTTTTTGAAATTTTCTATGTTCAATTCATCAAAAAATTTCATCGCATTTTCTTTCAATGCTTGAAATTCGGCACCAATTTTATCATTTATTTTCGTTTTAATTTTAGATATGACGTTTTCCATTGAAAAGTTTTCAATCGCACTTTTTACCTTATCTACGATTTTATCAATCACTTTTGAAATTTGGCTTTTTAGCCTGTCAACTAGTGCTGTAAGTTTAGCTTCTAGAGAAAAATTCTTCAATTTATTCACAAGAGCTTTAATGTCGTATAAAGCGTTATAAAACATATCTATCGCCCCGAATATATCTGGCAATAGAGAACAAAAACTTCCCATCGTACTTTCACTAAAGCTTTTAGTATAAAATCCCTCAAATTCATTTATAAGCTTGAGCGAAATTGTGTTAGCTGATGTTGCTAAACTTACTGGAGTATATCCATACTCAATTGTAAATTCAGCAATTTCAATTGGTGTAAAATTGAAACCGGTATTTAGTCTTTGATTTAATAAAGGATAATCAGTATCGTTTACTAAATTCTTTATATTATCTCTTACAAAATACGAGTTTACTGCGCTAACACTAGAATTAAAATTGCTTTCACTATATTCATTTTTTAATCTAGTAATTGGATCGTTACCATTAACTGGCGCGACTATTCCATCTTGATATGTTTTAAATAGAGCATCTATATCTGTAGGAATTACTACTTCTGTACCATCTGTATTTATCCTAACAACACAATTTCTTGTCACACATATTCCACTAGTAGCCATTTAATCTTCTCCTTAAGAAATAGCAGATTATTATACCTTGTTTTTTATTAACCGACTGTACCAAAAACAGTTCCACCAATAACTTGCGATCCTGTAGAACTTGTCACGTCATCTCTAAACCCAATATTTGTGCCAGGCCCATATGCTGCAGAGCTGTTGGCGGTGAAATTTAACCAGCCCTGGTCCATATTACCTAAAAATTTATTGGCTCCACTAATTGTGCTAGCAATCTGCGAATTTGGAGGATTTGTAAAATTCGGGCTTGGCGTGCGATCAAACCGTGTTCCAGTAACTGCTTGGAATTGGTTCGATTGTTGAAGAACACCCAAAACAGTATTAGGATAACTACTACTTTTTACTCTATTGAGAATTACTGCCATAACTGCTGCTTGTTCTTGCGGGCTATTTGGCGCGGATTCAGCTACAGTAGCTGCAACTAAATTATTCCATTCTACATCTGATAACGGTTTTCCTAAGAATTTTTCTGCTTCTGCTCTTGCTAATGCTGGCTCTTCACCGGATAATATTTTATCAACTTCGGCGTTTGTTAATGCCGTCGAAGAAACAGAATTATCTCCGCGGTTTGTACTAGAATTACTAGATCTATTATCTCGTGAAACATATCCAGATGATCCGGTAGAACTCGTATTTCTATAACTTGTCGTACTTATAGATTTTTGAGCTGGTTCTGGGAGTTGTGTAGATTCTGCGCCTATTGAAATAGTAGCACTTGCAGCGTCTCCATTAGCAAGATTTATAATATCATCTATATTAACAGTTTTTGCCTTTATGTTCCCAGTTTCTGTAGCTTCAATGTATATATTTTCATTAGCTTTTATGTTTATAGAGTTATTTGCTTCTTGGTATATGAAACTTCCAGATTTAATATGAGTAGATTCAGTTTCTGAATATATTCTAACTCCTCTTTTTGCTTTTATATTCACATTTTCAGAATTTGCATGTATACGTAATTTAGCAGCTCTCATTTGAACTTCTTCTGACGCATTTAAGTTCATCTGTCCTGCAACAGAAATCATATGATTACCGCGAACAATTTGAGTATAATCTCCTTCAATTTCTTCAATTTTATTACCCTTTACAAGCACATGACTATCACCCATTATAGTAACATAACTTTTTCCACCAACATAAACGTGCTGGTGAGAATCGTTTATTTCATATTTGTCAAATTTAGATTTTTGAACAGTAGTTCCTCTAGAATCTATTGAAATATATGATCCAGAATTATGTCGTATCATAATTCTTTCTGCGCCTGGAGTATCATCCAACTCAATAGAATGAGTGGCGGTTTCAATTACACGGTTATAAGGATATTGCGCATTATAAGCTGGAGCTGGTTCTTCAAAAAAAGTTTCATTTCTTTCAGTTAATCCATCTGTAGATATTGGAACATTTTTAATTCTATTCATTTCTTGTGTGAGAACATAAGTTTCATCTATATTCTCACCTCTTACGAGTCTAGAATTTGCTGGTTGACCAAAATCTTCTGGGGCAGAACCACATGATAAAATAGCAGCATCTCTTGGTGGTATTCTACCCCAGCCAGTTATTGCAGGGTCTATAAGTTCAGTCATTTGTGTTGGTATTAAGCCAAGAATCATCGGTTGTTGCGCATCACGGCCATCTATAAAAAATCCAAATACAAAAGAATTTAAAGGAGGTAACATAGCATTAGGATCGTAACTGCCGTGTATCAGCGTAGCCCAAGGTAAACTTTCTGTGGGCACTTGATCTACAGTGCCGTGAACGCCAAACGCTCTTACTTGCACTCTACCTTCTAATCTTTCATCAACATTATTTTCAACTACACCGATAAAAAATAGCGGGTCATATATGCCTATGCCTGTATCTCTCATTCTTTAGTGCTCCAATCATATTTAACTAACTTCAAAGTTGTTTGGTGTATATCTTTATCAAATGAATGCGTTAAATTATTTACCAAGTAGTTGCCAGCCAATTGCTTATTTAAAGTTCCGTCTTGCGCGCTATTAAAGGCAAGCAATTTTAAATTTATAACGTCACCAGCATTTACATCTAATCTTCCGTTTATCGTAATGTTTGTTACTGTATTATTTAAATGATGGCGATACGCAGTTCTGTTTGTGATTATTTCTGGTACGAATTGATCACCTCTTAATTGAGCAGTTCCTGAATCATCATAATCTCTTATGACTATATAACGTTTTTCATTTTCGCGCGTAAAATATCTTTCCGTAAATTCTTTAGAATGTACATCTTCAGTTTCTCCTCTACCCGAGATTGACATGTAATTCTTTTTTGCTTCGTCGTAATCATATTCAAACTTAGTAGATTTGCCAGGCAATGTAACTTGTCTTTTTATTAAATCTATTTCAATTACATTACTTTTATAAGCTCCTGATACTAAGTCCATAATAGTATTTACTCTTTCTGAATTTCTCAGAGTAATGATATTTTTCATTTGCTCTATAAAATTCGCGCCAGATTTATCTACTGCAGAACCATAAGTGAATTCTTTTATATCCTGTGGTTTTTCTACAAACCTTTTTATAAGATATTCATCAGACACAAAATAATAGTTTTCAGCAGTTTCAAAAAACCTAAATGAGCAAGATGGGCTTTTACTACTATAAGCTCTCGATGAAAGAAAATTCATAGTTTGCATTGGAGTATAATTTGGTATTATGCATCTAAATAAACCTTCTGTATCTTCTAGTAAAAAATCTTTAGTATTTTCTTTATAGTATCTAGAAAATACATCTTTTGCTATATTGGAAATTGTATCTTCATATGGTGTTATTATTTTGCGTGAGCCAGCATCAAATCTAGATTTAGAAACGAGATGAATTCTGTATCTAAGTCCGTCATTATTGGTTTTCATTTCTATATCTGTTATTTTGTAAATTGACATAGTATACGTGAGTTTTTTTCCGAGCGCGTCTTCTACTGTAAGTTCTAAAGTTTCTTCACCTCGGATTGGTAAATCTTCCAATACACCGATGTTGTCATAAACTAAAGCAGTACCTCGTAAGCTATCATTGTCTATAGATTCTTCTATAGAAAAGACCGGTATAATAGAAACCATGTCAACAGTATTGCCAGCCTCAGTTGTCATAACCGCAGTTAAAAGCTTGTAATGTCCTGGAGTTACAAAGTTACTCATTTAGTTTATCACGCATTTCTTTTTCTATTTGTGAAACATAATTTTTGTCAATTAAAAATATATTTCGCTTATTTTCATTCAAAGCTTGCTCATAATCATAAATTCTATATGGTATCCATTCTTCTGGTATGATTCTTTTTATGACAATTCTTTTTCCAGCTTCAGTTCTTAAAATTATT